CAGCGTGCGCAGCCGCCGCTGGCACAGACGGGCCTTATTCAGGCCAAGATGGGCGCTGCCGAGGACATCAAGGCCACCACGGGCCAGTACAACGCCTCGCTGGGCCAGCAAGGCAATGAGCGCTCCGGCCGGGCTATCCTTGCCCGCGTGCAGGAGGGCGACACCGGCACCTACCACTTCGTGGACAACCTCGGCCGCGCCATCCGCCACGTCACGCGCCAGCTTGTGGACCTGATCCCGAAAATTTACGACACCGAGCGCATCGCCCGCATCATTGGCGTGGACGGTGAGGTCGGCATGGCCAAGATCAACCCGATGCAGCCCGAGCCGGTCAAGAAGATTTACGACCAGATGGGCAACGTGATTGAGAAGATTTACAACCCGTCTGTCGGTCAGTACGACGTCGTCATCACGACCGGTCCGAGCTACCTGACGAAGCGCCAGGAGGCCGTCGAGGCCATGGCCAACATCCTCCAGACTAGCCCGCAGCTTTGGCAGGTGGCAGGCGACCTGTTCATCAAGAACATGGATTGGCCGGGTGCGCAGGAGATGGCGGCCCGCTTCAAGAAGATCATCGACCCGAAGGTGCTGGCGGAAGACGACAAGTCGCCGGAACTCCAGTCTGCTGAACAGATGGTCGAGGCGCTCACGCAGCAGTTGAACGAAACCATGGGTATGGTCGAGAACATCCAGAACTCGATGGAGGCCCAAGAGCTTCAGATCAAGGCATACGATGCCGAGACGAAGCGGATCAGCGCCATGCAGCAGGCCATGACGCCTGAGCAAATCCAAGACATCGTCATGGGAACCATCGCGGCCGCGGTGGAGACGGGCGACATCTCGTCCGGCAAGCCCATGATGCCCCAGCCAACCGAAGCACCCCGCGAGATGCCGCTGGGGCCTGAAATGCTTCCTGAAGGAGCACCCGTATGAGCAACTGCGACAAGTTTCTAGGGATGCTGTTTCTGGCGCGCGACGTGACCCACTCCGCGCACCTGAACACGCGGTCCTACGCCAAGCACAAGGCTTTGGGTAAGTTTTACGACGAAATCATTGAATTGGCGGACAAATTTTCCGAGATGTATCAGGGCAAGTATGGCCTGATCGGCCCTGTCGCGCTGATGTCGGCCGACAAGTCGAACAACGTGACCGAGTTCTTGGAGCGTCAGGCCGAACAGATCATGAAGACGCGCTATGACATCGTGGACCGCGAGTGTACCCCGCTCCAGAACGTCATAGACGAGATTGTCGGTTTGTACTATACCACTCTCTACAAGTTGAAATTCCTCGCGTAAGGAAAATGCTATGGGCCTGAAAACCACAACCGTTTGCCTCGGCTATCAGCAGATTACGCCGAACTCCGCCACCAGCCTCACGGTCCCTGCCATCGCGCCTGACGGCTCCAAGCAGCAGGCGACCTTCGCCGTCATCACGCCGGAAATCCAGAACGTGCGCTGGCGGGACGATGGCACCGATCCGACAGCGTCGGTCGGTATGCCGATTTATGTCGGTACGTCGTTCCTCTATGATGGCGACCTGACCAAAATTCGCTTCATCAACACCGTTGCCGGTGGCAAGGTCAACGTGAGCTACTACGCATGATGAACGTCACGGGGGTTCCGCTCAACATCGCTGGGTCTGCCTCTGCGGCGGGCTACATCATCACTGCTGATGCGATCATCACCGAGAGCACGACCTCCCGCACGCTGTCGGCCGCCGATAACGGCAAGATCATCTACTGCACCAGCGGCTCTGCCACGACCATCACCTGCGCGGCTGGCCTCGGCGCTGGCTTCTCCTGCACCATCATCCAAGGCGGCGCGGGCAAGGTCACGGTCGCCGCAGGCGGCCAGACGCTGGTGTCCTACTCCAGCCTCTTCAGCACGATGGGGCAGTACGCGGTCATTTCTCTCATCTGTCCGGTCGCTAACACGTTCCTGGCGGCGGGCAACCTCGGAGTTTAGCCTATGGCGGTCAATCTTTCTCCCATCGGCGGCGTTGCCGGTCAGTTCTTCGACAACAACGGCAACCCGCTGACCGGAGGCAAGATTTTCACGTTTGCTGCCGGTACGACGACGCCGCAGGCCACCTACACGTCCGCTGGCGGGGCTACGCCCCACGCTAACCCGATCATTCTGGACGCTGCTGGCCGGGTGCCGGGCGGCGAAATTTGGCTGACGGACGGCCTTCAGTACAAGTTTGTGATCAAGACCTCGACGGACGTCCAGATCGGGTCTTACGACAACATCATCGGCATCAACTCGAACTTCGTTAATTACACCAACAGTCAGGAAATCCAGACCGCCACGGCTGGCCAGACGGTGTTCACGCTGACGACGATGCAGTACCAGCCCGGCACCAACTCGCTGTCGGTGTTTGTGGACGGCGTCAACCAGTATGGTCCTGGCAACCTCTACGCCTACGAAGAGACGAGCGCTACGGTCGTCACGTTTGCCTCTGGCCTGCACGTCGGCGCCGAGGTCAAGTTTACGACGTCAGCCATCAACGCCTCGTCTTACGGCGATGCTGAACAGATCAGCTACACCGCGCCCTATACCAGCAGCGTAACGACTAACGTCGAACTGAAGCTGGCCGAAACCGTTTCGGTAAAGGACTTTGGTGCCGTAGGCGACGGCGTTGCAGATGATACGGCGGCAATTCAGGCCGCCATTAATTCTTTTAAGACAAATGGCATACCTATTCTACTGAACGGAAATTTTCGGATAACCGCGCCGCTTGTCTATCAAACGCAGGGTAGCTCTAGCGGCTTGCAGATTGTTGGAACCGGCATTTACGATAGTTCGATCATTGCCGATTTTACAGGTACAACCGCCTTTGATATTGATGGATCATCTCTCCAGAAAAATAGCTTTCAATACGGTGGCGGGTTCCGCGATTTTCAGATTACAACTGCGCTCGGCGCGGCGGTTGAAAACGCTATCACATGTAATGGGTGGTGGTTTGCAACGCATAGCAACTTGCTGATTGGTAATTTTGGCTCTGCTTCGTTCACAAAAAATGGCATTTACATTCCGTTACGGACAGACATCGACGCAAACCCGGATGCTTACGCCTCTGTTAACTGGGCGTTAAACAGCGTTCAGATAGATTTTATGGGTGAGTATGGTGTCTATGGCGCTAACAACACCGGATATGCAAACTGGGTTATCAATGGCGGGCGTTTTGAACGCAACGGCTTAGACGGTTTGTATGTCAACACTAATGGATGGCGCGTTACTAATGCGGCAATCGCTGCGAATGGCCGTTACGGCATTAACTACACCGGTTCGGCTAGCATTACGCTTACGAACGGTTTTTTTAGCCAGTGCGAATTAGATGGTAACGCAACTGCTGGAATTCGTATAAGCCGCGTCAACAGCGGCGTATTTCAAAACATGCGTTTGATAAGCCGCGTATTAAACACGGTTGAGACGCAACTAACGCATGTATTGGGCGATAACGCCAACGTTATTCTGGCGGTAGAAATGGCCAATTTCTATCATAGGATCGAAACCGGCATTACATCCGCTGTTACGCTGTATAATTTTGGATCTGCATCCAGTAATGTACAAGGTAACGCTATTACAGGATACTCGCTGCTTAATTCAGCGGGGGTTACTGTTACGGAACAGTCCGCGGCGCTGCTCGACCGCAGGTATAAAAATTACGTTTCAAACAGTCTTGGTGCCGAGCAAACAGCGTCCCCAGCCAAATTTGCTTGGTCTAGTGAAAGCAATCAGGCAATTACTAACACACTCTCTACGTGGATTTTTGACCAGAATGTTTCGGCTACAGGCTGGACCGACTATAATACTACTACGGGTGTTTTGACCGCGCCGCACAACGGGTTTTATTTCTTTAACATAAACTTCAATCTTACGAGTGTTCCTGCTGGCGAACGCATTGTTGTTAACTTGGTGCGTGCAGGGTCTGTAATTCGTACTTGGTATTGGGATTGGCCTTCTGGTGTCGGCGCAGACCGCTGGGCGTTTACTGCGTCTGATCTAGTCACTGTCAACGCAAGCCAGCAGTTACTTATCGAGGTTCAAGCCACTGTTGCCTCCTCTACGTTGTTTGGCAACGCAAAACTTGACATATTTGCGGTGTAGATAATGCTTACGCCAGGATACAACTTGACTGCCACTGAACGTGTCCTCCCGCGTTTGGCTTTGGATTTTACGACGGCATCTTTGGATAGCCGCGTAACTGTTTCCCGCGCACTCGACACAGCCACGCGCATAAACAGCAGCGGATTTATTGAGACGGTAAACGCAAATCTACCGCGTTTTGATTACGACCCTGTTACTGTTGGAACATGCAAAGGTTTGCTGATTGAAGAGACGCGGGCGAACGCGCTGCCCAGCAGCAATGATTTTACTAACGCAACATACTGGGTAATCAACGGATCACCGACAGTTTTAGCCGATCAGGTTTCTTCGCCAGACGGCACTACAAATGCCTGCACCATGGAAGTATCGGGCGCCAGCAACGGATTTGGTGTCTATTCTGCAGCGACTTTTGCCGCAGGCACATACACAGCATCGCTTTATTTCAAACCTATTTCCGGCAACCTAGTGTTTCGTTTAGGGTTTAGCACGACTAGCTCAACCATAAACATGAACACTTTGGCTATCGTAAACGGCGCTAACAGCGTTGGTACTGTAGAAGCTGGACCTAACGGGTACTATCGTTTCGAGGTGACTGTAACTACGGCGTCTACTTTGTCGCTTAACATCTATAGCATTGGCAGCAACACTGGAAAGATGGCGTTCTACGGAGCGCAAATTGAAGTCGGTGCCTTCGCTACGAGCTATATTCCTACGACCACGACAAGCCTGATGCGAAATGCCGATGTTGTCAGCATGACGGGCACCAACTTCAGCGATTGGTATAACCAATCTGAAGGAGCTTTTCTGATGCGGCAGTCATTGATTGGAGCGTCAGGTAATCAAAGCGGGCTTACAATTCTCGGAACTGCGTACAATAACAACTCGTTTCACTACATGGCGTCCTACAATTCAACGCGCAGGCCGTTCTGGCTTGGCTATACGGGGGCGACAAACGATGTGTCTTTGTACCTGCTGGACGCCGTAACGTTAGGCGAGCAGTACGGCGTTACCTTCGCGTACAAGGAAAATAACTTCGCCGCAGCTAAAAAGGGTGAGACGCCGCGCACAGATACTTCTGGCAGTGTGTATGGTTCCATGAGCCAGATGCTTATTGGCTATGGCCAACAATACCTAAACGGCCACGTTCAAGAAATACTGTACTGGCCGCAACGCATTACTGACGCCGAAGTTCAAGCGTTTTCCAAGTGAGATAAACCATGGCATTGACCAAAGTTACCTACTCAATGATAGACGGCGCGGCAATCAACGTGTTTGATTACGGCGCTACTGGCGATGGCGTGACGAACGACACAGCGGCTATCCAGGCTGCGATAGAAGCAGCTCCTTCCGGCGGCGTGATTTACTTTCCGCCCGGAACCTACCGAATTGCGCGAACGACGGGCACTAACGACCGTTGGGGGCTAAAAGTTGTTGCAAGCAATCTGACTTTACTCGGCAACGGGGCTACTTTACGCCGGTTCAATACTGACATCAGTACGTACGCTTTGGCTTATCCTATCTTGTTTGTTGGTACGCCAGATAACAATTCAGCCGCAGCGACCGAAAACATTTCTATTGAGGGGCTAACTTTTGAAGGCGAAAACGTGCAGCACGCTCTCTCGGGCAATGCTCCAATGGACTATCGCTGCGCAATCATGTTCAAGAATAGCAGCGGCACCACAATTAACGGCTGTACGTTCACAAAAATTGATAGCTCGGCTATCTATTACCAGCAGCCCGCCGTTTATAATTATGTTAACTCAGCATATTTTAACACGACCAAAAACTACGACAGCACCGTTGTAGCCAGCAAATTTTACGCGGAAAGCCATGCTGTGGCGGGCCGCGCTCTAATACACACTATCGGCGCTCAAGGCGTCGATAAACTCGTTGTGGATGCGTGTTATTTTGAATGGTGCGACGACGTGCTTGATGGTGAAGGCACATACGAAACGCTTACGCAAGCAGAAACGTCTACTTGGACACCGTCTTATTCTGGATGGACGTTAGGCGCTGTTAAACGTTGTGGGCGCGACTGGGCATTTTCCAGCAATGTGGTTTATAACTCTTCCGAGCACGCCGTCTATGCATCTGGCTGCAACGTCGTCATTACCGGCAATGTTATCCGCACCGATACGCCTTCAATATGTTTGGGCGACATCCGCGTTCGTAGCGTGGGAGGCGTAATCTCAGGAAACACGGTGGTCGCTGGACAAGGCGGAACTTGTATTGCCGTGCGCGAATACTCAACCAATATTGCGGTAACAGGCAATATTTGTTCTGCTGACAGCGCGGTTGTTGAAGGCGGCGTTATTCAAATTCAAGGCGACGGTCTGACCACCTACATTGATAATCGTCCTTGGTTTAGCCAATACTACATCATGGAGAATATCGTCGTATCAGGCAATAGTTTAGCATTGCCCGAAGACGCATCTTCGGCGCTAAATCATGTCGGCATTCGTATTTTTACTAGCGAAACGGACGCGAACTATCCTGAAGGTCAAATCCGCAACATAACGATTAGCGGCAACGCAATAAAAAATCATCGCCACGGCGTCTATATATTGGGTGTTTTGCAGCGCAACGTCGTTATTGAAGGTAATACGTTCGATGCAAAACCTTTTGTATCGGCGGGATTTACCGCTGGAACAACCCTTGATACTGAAACAACGTTGTTAGTTAAAAGCGCAAGCACTAACGCTTGCTCGTTCGTGCAGTTCCGCGACAATACGGTAAATGGGTCAAACTACTTGTTTGGCACGTCTGATGGTGCGGGTACTTCAGTTGCAATACCGTGGGGCATAACAAACAACTACCTATACGCCATTAAAAATTTCAAGACCTCTGACATGCTTTCGCCAGTGCAGTACAACACTTTCCGCGATAACACTGGCTATCATTTCCTTGACCGCACGGGTTGGGTTGGGGCGTACTCTCTTAACAACTCGTTAGGCACTTCCGCGAGTACCAATACAGAGCGCAAATATAACCTTGCGTACAACGGAACGAACGTGATTTTCTTTACGGACGATAGCGGAACTACCATAACGCTTTAACCGCTTTGACTATCGTAACACAACATGTTACACATTCTTTGACGACCGTACTGGCCCGGCAGACCAGGAACCGAAAGGTGACGTGAATGAGCGAGAACGAACTAGCGGGTGCGCCCGCGCCGGAACAGGCCCCCACGGCTGAGCCTGCTGCCGCTACAGACAATTCCACGCCGGAACCGACGCCTGCGGAAGCGCCCAAGACCTTCACTCAGGAAGAACTGGACGCCATCGTCGGCAAACGTCTCGCAAGAGAACAACGGAAATGGGAGCGCGAGCAAGCGCAGAAGATCAAGGCCACGCCTCCGGCCCCACCGCCGGAACCGCTGAAGCCCGACAACTTCGCAGACGCGCAAGCCTATGCCGACGCGATGGCCGAACGTAAGGCGCAGGAACTCCTCGCCAAGCGCGAAGCCGAAGCAGAGCAGGCGGCAATGCTCGAAGCCTATCAGGACCGTGAAGAGGAAGCCCGGAACAAGTACGACGACTTTGAACAGGTCGCCTACAACCCGAAGCTCCCCGTCACGGAAACGATGGCGCAGACCATTCAGGCATCCGAGATCGGTCCCGACGTCATCTACTGGCTAGGGTCCAACCCCAAGGAAGCCGAACGGATTGCGCGCCTTAACCCGCTCTTGCAGGCACGGGAAATCGGAAGGATCGAGGCGAAGATCGCGTCGAACCCCCCGGCTAAAAAGACCTCAACCGCCCCGGCGCCGATTGCTCCGGTGACGGCCCGTACCGCCTCCGGTACGCCTGCATACGACACCACCGACCCACGCTCTGTGAAGAGCATGTCAACGTCGGAGTGGATTGAGCAGGAACGGCTGCGCCAGATCAAGAAGTACGAGGCACAACGTCGCAAGTAACCCTAGGAAATCAAAGAAATGGGTAATTCACTTCTTACCATTGACATGATCACCCGGAAGGCTCTCGAAATCCTCGAGAACAACCTGGTGATCACCCGCAACGTCAACCGTCAGTACGACGACAGCTTCGCTGTCGAAGGCGCCAAGATCGGTTCGACCCTGCGTATCCGTCTGCCCGACCGCGCTCTGGTCACGGACGGCGCTGCCCTTCAGGTGCAGGACGACAACGAGCAGTTCACCACGCTGACGGTCAACAGCCAGAAGCACATCGGTGTGAACTTCACGTCTGCCGAACTCACCATGCAGCTCGACGACTTCGCCGACCGTGTGCTCAAGCCGCGTATCTCGCAGCTTGCGTCCTCCATCGACGCTGACGTCGCCAACGCCTACAAGGGCATCTATAGCTCTGTCGGCACCCCCGGCACGACCCCGGCCACTTCGCTTGTCCTGCTTCAGGGCCAGCAGAAGCTGAACGAGTTCGCTGCCATGATGCCGAACCGCTACGCGACCGTGAACCCGGCCGCCAACGCTGGTCTGGTCGAAGGCATGAAGGGCCTCTTCAACCCGGTTGACACCATCTCTCGTCAGTTCCGCAACGGTCTGATGGGCGAGGGCGTGCTGGGCTACGAAGAGATCAACATGTCTCAGTCCATCCAGCAGTTCACGACTGGCTCGCGCTCCGGCACGATCACGGTCGATGGCACCATGACGGTGGAAGGCTCCTCGAAGATTACCCTCAACGGCACCACGGGTCATACCCTCGCCGTTGGCGACGTCTTCACCATTGCCAACGTGTATGCGGTCAACCCGCAGACCCGTCAGTCCACTGGTTCGCTTCAGCAGTTTGTCGTCACTGCGGCTAACACCGCGGCTGGCAACAAGTTCACGGACGTCAACATCAGCCCGGCGATCTACACCCCTGCGAACGCTCTGGCCACGGTCAACAGCTTCCCGCAGAACCTTGCTACCGTGACGTTTGTCGGCGCTGCTTCGACGATCTACCCGCAGAACCTGATCTACCACAAGGACGCTATCTCGTTTGCCACGGCCGATCTTCTTCTGCCGCAGGGTGTCGATATGGCTTCTCGCCAGGTTCACAATGGCATCTCGATGCGAATTGTGCGCCAGTACGACATCAACAATGACCGCCTGCCGTGCCGTATTGACGTGCTGTATGGCTACTCGGTCATCCGCGCCCCGATGGCTTGCCGTCTCTGGGGCTAACAGGTACAAATTAGGAGAACACGCACATGGCACTTCCTTCTGTAGGCGGCGGTTATCAGTTCAACGACGGCAATCTTAACGAAGTTAAGATCTCCGTCGCTGCGGCCCCCGCAACTGCCGTAGACAGCGCGACGCTGACTTCGGCTCAGTTGATCAACGGCATCATCCTCGGCTCCCCGACGACCACGGCGGCGTACACGCTGCCGCTGGCCTCGGACCTTGACGCGGTGTTGACCAACTCCAAGGTCGGCTCGACCTTCGACTTCCGCGTGATCAATGTCACCGGCTCTGGCGTCATCACCATGACGACTAACACCGGCTGGACCATTGGCTCAAGCGGTTCTCAGGGTCTGATGACCGTCGCGGCCACGGCCGGTACGGTGCGCAGCTTCCGCGCCCGTCGTCTGGGCGACAGCTCTTGGGCACTGTACGCGATCTCGTAAGTAACACGACCCCCGCTTCGGCGGGGGTCTAACTCATCAAGGAGAACAACATGCCCAATACGAAGCCTGTTGGTGTTGCCTACGAGGACCCGTACCTCGACGGCGCCACCATCGCCAATCCGGTCTACCCGGCCAAGGGCGCGGCGCTGACGGCCCAGCTTACGACGATCACGTCTACGGCCCCCGGCACGCCTGACTTTGCCATTCAGGACCTGATTGACACGACCCCGTTCGGGTTCGTCACCAAGGACGAGGGTAACTCGGTGCTGGCGGTTATCGCCAACCTCCAGACCCGCGTCGCTCAGCTTGAGAGCCGCCTTCAGGCTCTTGGCCTGATCTCGTAACCAGACAGGCGGTCTTCGGGCCGCCTGTTCCTCATAAGGGAAAACAATGGCTGAAATCTACCTTATGCACCACAAGCACGGCATCAAGATTGCCACCATGGAAATGGAAGCGCAGTACGATGAGAGCCACGGCTGGGTGCGGTTTGACCCGGAAGACCTCCATGACGAGGTCATCGAAGAGGTTGTCGAGGAGGCTGTCGAAGCCCCGACCGACGACTTGCCAGAGCCTGCGGTTGAGGTTAATGTGCTGTCCGAGGCTCCGCGCCGTCGCGGTCGCCCGCGCGTGACGAAGGACGAATAGCATGGCATCGGCTGGCGACATTATCAATGGCTCCCTGCGACTGATTGGTGTGCTGGCCGAAGGCGAAACGCCATCTTCCGAGACGGCGCAGGACGCCCTGAACGCGCTAAATCAGATGATCGAAAGCTGGAATACGGAGCGCCTTGCCGTCTTCGCAACGCAGGATCAGGTCGTTAGCTGGCCGCCGGGCGCCCGTTTCCAGACGTTCGGACCGACCGGCAACATCGTCGGCAACCGCCCGGTCCTGATCGACGACGCGACCTACTTCCGTGATCCGGCCAGCGGCATCTCCTACGGCCTGAAGCTGATCAATCAGCAGCAGTACAACGGCATCGCGGTCAAGACCGTCACGTCCACCTATCCGCAGGTGCTGTGGGTCAACATGACCTACCCGGACATTGAGATGTACGTCTATCCGGTGCCGACCAAGGTGCTGGAGTTCCACATCGTGTCGGTGCAGGAACTGACGCAGCCCGCCAATCTGGCAACCAATCTGGCCTTCCCGCCGGGTTACCTGCGCTGCTTCCGCTACAATCTGGCCTGCGAACTGGCCCCTGAGTTCGGCGTCGAGCCGTCCCGGCAGGTGTCCCGCATCGCCATGACGTCCAAGCGCAACCTGAAGCGCATCAACAACCCTGACG